CATGGCCGGACTTCCATCGATCATCTCCCCACACCGATCAAGAATCGTATCGACGACCTTCCAACAGTCCTGTATCCCACCGAGGGATTAAGTGCTGTTCCTGGTGGAAAAGTAGAAATAACCGATTCAAAAACCTTGGTGATACAGGAAATTCTTCATCAAGTCTGGTCCATGAAAAATTCGGATGTGTTTGGAGAACTCCTTGAATATATTTAAAATTTTAAAATTTTAAAATTCCAAATATTCAAATCATGAATGGATTGAAATATGGATTGAAAAGAAAGTTAATTATTGATAAAAAAGTTAATATTGGGAATATGAATATCTTGGAAACAACCTACATTCACTCTTCGATTTATAATATTTTAGAACCACAATAGAATTGTACAATAGAATTGTACATAGAATTGTACATAGATCACATAGATCACCAATTTTTTTTTTAATTTAATTATCTCATTTTCTAAATTTATTTTATTAGTTTTCATTCATTATTATTTCGGTTAGAAATCTTAGAAAAGTGATGGGTAAACAAGGATATCGTTTCAAGAAAACAACTAGTAAAAGAAAAAATGTCTTTAAAATATCAACATAAAAAGACTTGTTTGGAAGAAGAAGGATATACCTTACTTTCCACTGAAGAAGAATTCAATGAAACAGAAACCTTTCGGTTTCAATGCAAGGAGGGACATGAAACAGAACAGAAATATACCTCTTTACTAAATCGTATGTCAACCTTTCGTCGTGGAAACTGTCCCTTTTTATGTGGCAAATGTTGTACACGTATACCCATTCTTGAAAAACTACTACAACGTTTGAAGGAACTAGGATTTGAACTCGTCCGTCTCGACGATGATAATCTTCATGTAGAATATAAATGCACATGTGGAGAAATCTCCAAAACGAATACAAAAAATATTCATAAATCTACTCGACAAAGCACATGCAATAAATGTGGAAACCAAGTAAGAAATAGTATGCATAAGGAAGAGCAAAAAAAAATATTAAATACAAACTCAAGACCAACGATGAATCTTCCCTATGGTTATCAATGTATCTCCGACGGATGTATTGATTATGCCTATCTCGAAGGTACTGAACAACCATTATATTGTTTACAACATTCCTCTTCAAAAATATGGTTTCCTTTGTACACCTCCCATAATTGTATTGCTCCGGAGTGTACAAAACGATCTACTTTCAATTTCAAAGATGGACAGCGTCGTCTTTTCTGTAAAGACCATAAACAACCCGAGATGATCAATGTGAATTCGGTCATGTGTAAAATATGTAAAGATAAACCGGCTCGGTACAATACCAAGGAGGGATATCCAAAACCAATGTTTTGCAAAGAGCATCGAAGCGTGGAGATGGTGGATTGTCGTGAAAAAATATGCAATCCTCCCGATTGTTGGAAACAAGGAACGTTTGGATTCACCCGGTTTGATAAAAAATTGGTATGCAAGGAACATAAACTAGAAGGAATGAAAGATGTGAAAAACCTTACAAGGAGATGTGAGTTTACTGGGTGTGAAAAACAGGCCAATTATAATTTTCCGGATACCCAACGTGCCGTAAGATGTAAAGAACATAAAGAATTGGGTATGGTGGATCGTTATCATGATTGTTGTATGGAGGAGGGGTGTAGTATTAGACCTTTGTATAACATACCAGGTCAAAACAAAGGGATTTATTGTATTCAACACAAATTACATGGTATGATTGATGTTTTAACGAAACGATGTTTGCACGACGGTTGTGATAAAGTACCATTTTATAATTTTCGTAATTTTTCTTTTCCTATTTACTGTTCTTCTCATTATGAGTTTGGAATGGTGGATGTAAAGCATATAATATGTGATGAGTGTGACTCACAGGCATGTTTTGGTCTTATGGGAAATAATGCGAATCGTTGTGCAACACATAAAAGTAAAGGTATGATGCGTAATCCGAATCGCCGGTGTAGGACTTTAAATTGTAATGAATATGCAATTTATGGTAATTTCGAAACGTATCCAATATTTTGTGAATTGCATAAACTTGATTCGCATATTAATCTCGTCGAAAGTATATGTTGTCGATGTGGACTTTTATATCCACTCGATGATGTTGGGTTATGTAGTATTTGCAAAACTGGTGAAAAAAAAATTGTGATGAAGAAGCAAAATGATGTGAAGGAATGGCTCGATAAAAATTCGTTTCAATATATTATTTATGATAAACCTATTGATGGTGGATTTTGTACCAAACAAAGACCTGATTTTGTTTTTGATTCCATAAATGGTGTTTTTTCCATCGTACTTGAAGTGGATGAGAATTTGCATCATGGATATGTGGAAGATTGTGAAAAAACACGTATGATTAACCTTTCACAAGCATTGGGTCAACCGTCTATATTTATACGGTTTAACCCAGATCCCTATCGATGTAATGGAAATAAAGTTTACAATATAGTTCCTAAAGAAAGATACCGTATTTTGAAACATTGGCTTCAGAAAAGTTTATCGATGACTGTAATGGAAATAAAACAAATAGGATTCTGTAGCATGATAAAATTATTTTATAGTGACTTTAATGAATCGAATTGCGAGTTCGAAACTTTACTAGCATTTGACAATGTATAAATTTAATCAATACTATTCCTTTTTCTTTTTTTATTTTGATTGACAAAATAAAAAACTGTGGAAACCCAAAACATATTTCGGAAATGCGAATCGTCTATAACACTGGGAAACCGAGGGCGCCACCACTGATACGGATGATGTTGTTGTTGACAGCGGTGACAATGAAACGGAACTGTTGAGCACGTTTCCAGTTGGTGTCGGGGCAGGTGGTCTGCACATTGGCCACGGCGGTGGGGCTGGGGAGAGCCACACACTTGGCATCGGTGGATGCCAGGGGGATGATCGACACGTTGGTGAGTTTTCCGTAGTTGGTACTTCCAAGAGGATCCAGGCAGATGAAATCGAGGGAGTACGAGTACATGTGGTAACCACACACGTTGGGGATCACAGGGGCGGCGTAGTAAGGCTCCACCAGCGAGAAATAGTCTGAACCCATGTTGGCAAGACGCTGAGTGTTCTCGTAAATGAGCGAGGTCTCGGCAATGGGGTCAGTTCCGGGGAAGTACCCATCGAGAGTGAGCGAGTGGAGATCGGATCCACCACCAGTGCAAGGAAGAGGCTCACGAGTGGTGTAGTTGGACCAGTAGGACTGGACGGTGTAGTTCTGGACAGCGAAGAAAAGCACCTTGATGGCATGAGAGAAACGAATGTCGAAAGTGTTGAAGTTGTTGGGGTTGAAGGACTGGATAGGAGCGGTCTGCACCTGCTCAATAAGGATATCACGGGGAGCACACGCCATCCTCTTACGCTCGTCATTCGACACAATCGCATAGTTGGCCCACACTTGGCAATTGGAGTTGAGTCCCACATCCCCAGTGTAATCGGCGGAGGAGTTGACGGCACGAGCGGGGGCGTAAATGTAGAGAGAGGGGTTGGTGGTGGATTGGTACACATCCCAAGCATTCAGCAGTTCGTTCAGGTTACGGAACGAAAAGTTGATACGCATGTCGTTGTAAGGAAGAGCGGCAGTAGGAAGAGCCACACCACTGTCACGAGCATAGAAAAAGGGAAGGGGAAGATTGAGAGTCTTGGCGGGGAGGACCGACTGGGGCTCAATGAGATCAGTAGTCTGTCCAATCATATTGGCATAACCAATCTGCTTTCCAGCGGGGGTGGTAAAGGCAGACCAGAAATCAAGTTGGTAAGAATCAAAACGAGCGGCCACAAGGTCGTTGAAAGTAATCGCACACTCACGAATGAGATTGTGCATAAGATTGGGAGACCACGAAAGAAGAGTGGCGACATGGTTGGCAGTAGATCCATCCTCAAGACTGATGCTGGTGTAAGTCGATGAAGTACTTGCGGGGGGAGCCACCACCTTGGGGATAGTCACACGAAGCCAAGTGTAAAGAAGGTAATCACCGGCACGGGAAATAGTCACGGACCAGTCCTGACCGAATCCGGGAGTACCGGAGGCACGGGACAGAACCACGGGCACCTGGGTGAACCAAGTGGCACGGCGAGTCTGACGGACGAAATAGGCCGTGGCATCGAGACCACCGTACATGTACTTTTCAAGTTCGTCGTACGTGGCAAGATCAATGAAACCGGAGGTAAGATTGGAAGTCGTGTATTGAGCCATTTTAAATTATTTAGAATGGAATGGAAGTTTTTATTCTCACAAAGAAAAAAATTTTTTTTTGTTTTTTTTTATAGTCATTGAATTGTTTTAAATCAAAAAAAAAAATACTACGCCAGTATAACAAAATCACAAAATCACAAAATCATATAATCAAATCTCCGACAAATGATTTAAAGACATAACCAAACAAGACAGTTGGTTACTTTTTGGGTAGAATATAGGATAAAACCATATCTAAAATATAATTTTTGGAAAAAAAAAAATTATATATCGGATTTATTTTGGACGTTTTATTTTGTATTTTATACAATGTTATACAAACCGGTTTCAAACATCTCATTTATATTTTAATAATATTTTTCTATCATCACCTATTGATTACTAACAACATCTTGGTGCAGAACTATTATAAGCTCCTATAGTTTTGCCATTTGCTGCACAAAGTGCTGTGTCTATTGTTCCACCATTAAGTGTTCTTCTACAATTCACACCAGATGTGGCGGACGTGTTGTTGTTTGGGTAGACTTTTGTTGATCCTGCCGGACAATTCTGAGCTACATAAAACGTGCTCGATGAAGTACAAGTCCCATACCCTTCCATCGTACGTAACGCACGATGTGTAGAAAGAATGGAAGGCTGTTGGTTGTTGTTATAGATGATATGAGAGAAAGTGCAAAAGTTTTTTGGGTTCTGAATATTTTGCATTTCGAATATTTTAGAAATTATCGTTTTCTATATCTCTATACAAGATTTTTTTTTAAGAAAAAAAATGTGTTGATCTCTCCTTTTACTACTACTCATTTTGTTGCGTCAGGATTTCTGGAAAAAGTCGATGATGGTAGAATACATGACGATGATGAAAGATGAAATATGAAAGAATAGTAGTCACCTTTCAAAAGAATGAATATAGGCCTAAACTTTCTATTTTGAAACTCCCTTGTCCAACCAATCCACGTTGGGAATAAAATTTAGTGATTTGTAAATTTTTTTTTTCATCATTTAAATAAAACGTAAATAAAATTGAGAAGAATGGGGGCCGCTCTTACAATTGCCATTAGAGGTTGTCCTTATGATAACATGATGAGAACTGTAAATGCTGGAAACTACATTGATGAGTTCAAATTTCATTGGCCACTTAAAGATGGTGAACTAACAACATTGCAAAAACAACGTAATATGTTATTGTTACGTCAATCTGTATATAGAAATAAAAATGATCAAGTATTTAATCGAGAAATAAGGGAAATCATATATATTCTAAAAGAATGCTATATTAAAAAAGGTATGGGCCAAAAAATTATCGCTGAAAATGAAGCTGGGCCTATAATGGTGGAAGATTACATCGATATGCTAGTAGTATAATATAGTATAATATAGTATAATATAGGATGATGTATTGAAAGGAAACATAAATGAAATGATGGAAATAAAATAATGAAATAAAATGATGTCTAACTGATTGATTTTTTATCATAAAGGCTTTTAGCAGGGCTT